GTTTGGTGCTACCTGTCTTCGACCGCAACAGTACTGGTCTCTTTCGCGCCGCTTTCACAACGACGTTTTACGATGAAATTGCGTTGGACGATCAGACCGCGACGCATGGTCCTGAAGTAGACCCCGAAGTTGCTGGTAATAATGAACAGCAACTTCGGGACCCCGTCGCAGAATCGGAGATTCTGTTCACGAACGCGAAGAAGACCCAAGAGAACCTGGCTGAAGACGCTGACGCTTTTGTTGGTGGCTTCAACGAAGACCATTTGGATGACGATTGGTTGTCGCTTGAAGCGGAACTGGCCGCCCTTGAACCTGACGAAGAGTTGACTGAGCCTTTTGGCACCTTTGACGAAGAATGAACTTCAAAGCGGCTCCGCCGCTTCTCCTTTTTTATATTGCAGGCTGCGTGGGACAAACATGTGGTGGCAAGCCGAGGGGACAACTTGTGAGAGCAAAGCTAAAGTGAACCTTTCTCGGCTTCGCCTCGATACTGCTCACGTCTTGAAGAAGAACTGAATCGTTCCGTGTGCCGCCCAGGTGTTCGTGGCTTCGGCCAAAGCAATCCACACGAGCTTGTCACCTTGCTTGAGTTTGCGCATCGTCTTGGTGGTCCCCTCAAACTGAACCGTGTTGACGTCGACTCCAGTGTTCATCGTCGCGCCGAAGGCCAGGACGTGCTGCTCGGGAGTGTACATATCCGCTCCGTCGGAAATGGCTATCGTGCTCGCCGACACACCATCAGGCAAAACCACAATTGCCCAGAACAGCTGCGACGCCGTCGTGCCCGCGTCCTGCGCCACCCCAAAGCTCCAACGAAGGCCCACAATGGTGCCTGGAAACGTGGTCGTTTTGAGAGCGGTTTCCACCTGGGAGCCCGCAATCGTTTCTTGGCTGATGGCCTTGAGCTCCTTGTCAATCGGGCGCGCAACACGCACACCAGAGGTTCGAGCACGCTTCAACGGACGCGACATGGTCGAATTCCTTGTGACACCCCGGCGTATCCCGGGACCCTCCGGGTACCTGCTTAATTAAGCAGGTTGCCACTTACTGTAAAAAAAGCGGGCGGCCCATTCAAAAATAAAGTACTGCGTCCTCTTGCGAACTGAACCTTTTAGGCGGGGTCCCGAAGTAGTCCCCGATATCGAAACGGAGGTACCGTGCCCTTCTGCCAAGGCAGAACGGAGCCTCACACCTCAACTGACGATGCCTGGAGGGGGTGCAAAAAACTGGTGCTTCACCTACAACCGGCGCGACGAGGTCGACGATGAAGAATGGAACCAAATGATCGAGCGTTTTGACTCGCTGGGTGACCTGGACGCTGTTATTTACCTTGTGTTCCAACAAGAACGTGGGTCTGAAGAGCAACGAGACCATTTGCAAGGGTATGTACAGCTTAACCGCCGCTGCTCCATGGTTGCGGTCAAGCGTGACGTCTTCTGTGGCGCACTGGTACACCTGACTGTGGCGCGTGGCACCCCGCAACAGAATCGTACCTACTGTACCAAGGACTCGGACAGGATCTCGGGACCATATGAGCACGGAGAGATTGTGGTACAGGGGAAACGGTCGGATCTCGAACGCGCTGCAGAGCTGGTCCGTGCTCACGGTAGCGCCCGAGTTGCGTTGGACTTTCCAACCACTTTCATTCGTTACCACCGCGGACTGCAGGCTCTCGACGTGCAACTCAAACGAATGAATTCGGACGTCATGCGTACCGAAGTCAACTGCGCTGTGCTTTGGGGCCCTACCGGAGTTGGCAAGAGTCATGTCGCTTTCACGTTGGATGAACCGGCCGAGACCTTTGTTGTACCCATACAGAACACGGGTAACCTGTGGTTCGACGGGTATCATGGGCAGCGCACCATTATCTTCGATGACTTTGACCCGAAGACGGTGCCCTATCGTACCTTGTTGCGTATTTGTGACCGCTACCGCCTTGAGCTTCCGACGAAGGGCTCCTTCGTTGTTGGAAGTTGGAGCAATGTTGTCTTTACGAGCAACGATCCGCCCACCCAGTGGTATCAAGAAGAAGAACCTTACGAAGGGGGACCGCTGGAGCGACGCCTGGGTTTGGTGCTACCTGTCTTCGACCGCAACAGTACTGGTCTCTTTCGCGCCGCTTTCACAACGACGTTTTACGATGAAATTGCGTTGGACGATCAGACCGCGACGCATGGTCCTGAAGTAGACCCCGAAGTTGCTGGTAATAATG